CAATACAAAATGGCCTGTTATTCTCGATGATTATGAAAGCGTTGAATCCTTACCCGGAACCAAGGAACTTAAAAAGCTTCCATGGTTCTTTATCATATCAAAAAATCCAGTTCAGGACCCGATAATAGATTCATCAATTGAGTTTAAGGGTATTTCTTCAAAGGAGTATGCATCCGCCAAGGGTATATCCGAAGAAAAGGCTCACACCCTTCTCGAATCTGTCAAAGGGAACGTGAGGCTTTTGGAGCTTGATTCTGAATTTAAAAGCACACGAGACATATTTCTCGACTCGAATGAGTACGTGAAGGAACTCATCGAGTCAAGGTCTTCAATTCATTTTGTTGATAGGTACATTACTGAACACGGAAACACGCTTGGGATACTTCACGAAAATTATACAGATTATTGTTCACACAAGGATATATGGGCCATATCAAAGAGTATATCGGATGCAGATCTTATAGATTCTCATATATACTCTGAAATATCATGGGATCTCATGCCGTTTTTTAACGTGAGTGCATGCCTCATACCGTCCCTCTTTTTAAAGGGACCCGTGAAGAAACCTTTACGGCCAGGGAGCCTATGGACAAAGACGAATAATATGCTTATGAAGGCGAGTCGTCTCAAGAAACTTCGCATTCACAGAGATTGTATATCTGTCATAGCTCTCATGGCAAATGCAAAAGTGGATGTTCATGTATCATCTAGTTATGATCTTGACACTGTAAACCAGTTGGCATTTACGAAGATAAAGCCAAAAATTCTTCAAAACCTAAAAAAGAAATGGAAGTCGTAGGCAATAAAATATTTTTTCACGACGAAGTCACAGATGAATCTGTTCTAGGGCTCGTAAAACAAATTCACGAAATGAGCAACCTAAGAGAGATTACTATATTCATAAAGAGCGACGGAGGGGACTTGTACTCGGGCCTGAGCGCAATGGATCACATGAGGAGTAGTCCTGTGCGAATCACAACAGTCGCAGATGGTCTTTGTGCATCAGCTGCGAGTATTATGCTTCTGGGGGGGCGGAAGAGACTCATTATGGAGAATGCTCACGTTTTGATTCATCAGCTCACCTCGGATTTTTCCGGAAAGTACGAAGAACTCAAAACTGAAGAGAAACATCTTTCCAATCTCATGGAGAGAATGGTCAAACTGTACATGAATGAAACTCGTATACCTGAAAAGAAGCTACATACATACCTTAAAAAGGATACTGTTCTCTCTGCGTCAAAGTGTATCAAGTATGGTATTGTCGATGGGTATTACTCTTCGTCAAATTCTTCCTCTTGAAGAAAAGGACACGATTTAACTTTTGGTTCCAATTCGTCATCTTCGTCATCTACAAAATGATGTCCAGTTTCTTTTTCGTATCCTTCCATTTTTTATATTAGTATCATTTAAATGATTAAAAATAGACCGCGTCTTTTTTCATTTCTCAGGAAGGAAATACCAAAAAGAAAACCAAGAGATATTAACAAGAATAGACGACAATCAATTATTGAAAAATCAAAGAGAAAAAATATAAATCATTTAAACAAAATTAAAAAGATGCTTAACTCAAACTATTATAACTCAAATAGATTCATGAACCTATACCTAAAGGCGCGCAATCGAAAATATACTAATTCCGAATACAAAAAGGAAGTTGATCGCCTTTTTAAAGAACTTTTTCCATATTACTGAAATACCAAATAGATAAAAAACGTAAAGTTTAAATGAAATAAAAAGGACACGATTTAACTTTTGGTTCTAATTCTTCATCTTCGTCATCTACAAAATGATGTCCAGTTTCTTTTTCGTATCCTTCCATTTTTTATATTAGTATCGTTTAAATGATTAAAAATAGACCGCGTCTTTTTTCATTTCTCAGGAAGGAAATACCAAAAAGAAAACCATTCACAGAAGGTGTTTATTATACAGAGGAACCAAAACCATATTATATAAGAGATATTAACAAGAATAGACGACAATCAATTATTGAAAAATCAAAGAAAAACAACGAAATAAAAAAGAGAAATCTAAATGTGCATTTAAAAAAAATTATAAAGCTACGTACCTCAAATAGGTTCATGAACCTATACCGAAAGGCGAGCAATGGAAACTATACTAATTCCGAATACAAAAAGGAAGTTAACCGCCTTTCTAGACCACGAAAGAAACTCTACTATTTTTCCGAAATAGATGAAAAACGTAAAGAATGGATTCGTCTTTTAAATGAAATAAAAAGGACACCAGCTGGCATGCGTTGGTTTATATTGTATAGTGCATATTACAATCACATTGCCAATAAAAATTTTGTTAAAAAGATATATTCTGGTAACATACCTCGAGAAAATGAAGCTCAATTTATTGGAAAACTCAATCGCAGATTTGAAAATGTCCGTAATGTTAACCTTGTAAAAAATAGTGCCAACTTAGCAAGGCGTATTAAGACTAGCACCCGTTAAAGTCTCTCATCTATAGCATTCTTCAAAAGGGTTTCAGCCGGAGTCTCAGGGGTCCATTCAGACCATTCGTCATATATGCGATTCATTTCTGTAAACACTTCATCTGAACCTTCATACCTCTTGAATGGCTCGTCATCATCATCTACAATTTCAACCGGATCGACATCTTCATCGCTATCACTCTCGTCATAAATCTCTGGAAAGATACTGCCAATCTTCTTCCCGAGAATGACACGCGTTGCGTATTTTAGCCCATACTCTACATCCTTTGAAGTGACTGTTGATCTCCCAGATGCTTTACAGTAATGGCATGCGTACACCATAGATGATTCAACCACGGGTATGAAAATGTCTTCCATGTATTAATGTAGTTTATGTATTTTTTAAAACCCGAATAGACGCCATTCACCAATATCTATTACAGTATATCCGCTTGCACCCGGATTTGGCTTGGCGCATGTAAGTGAAACACAAAATGATTGATATGGGACTATTGAATTTGTTGTGTATGTTACAGTTGTTCCTGGTGTAGGAGTCTGTGCATTTTGTTGATCTATGAGTACTAAATTGCTATGAAAATCGTTATCATTTGTTCCTCCAAGAACCCAATTATATGGAGTGTTACTTGTCGTCGACACGAACGAAAATGAATAACTCGTTAAAATTATAGGATATGTGTATATAACTACCAATGTACGTTACACTTGATATATTTACTTGACCTATGTATATACAATAGGTCTAATCGAATATGCCGGGCCGCCTCTAGCTGTGATACTAAATGTGTACGAAGACCCATTGGTAAACCCGGATGAGATTATTCCTGAAGTTCCAGAGTATGTCACTGGTGAATTAAATCCTGTGATTGAAGGACCTGAAACAAGAGCCACGGAAACAGTAGTGAGGTTAGTTCCGGTCCATGAGAGGACAATACCAGTTCCTGGTGTGTATACTGATCTAAACGAGGTTATTGTTCCCCATGTGGTTGTGACTGTAGGTTGTGTAGAATACGTAGTTCCTCCTATTGGCGTGATACTAAATGTGTACGAAGATCCATTAGTAAACCCTGATGAGATTGTAGCTGTTGTTCCAGAGTATGTATGAGGAGAAGTGAATCCCGTTATTGAAGGACCGGAAACGAGAGCCACTGAAACCGTTGAGAGGTTTGTTCCGGCCCACGAGAGGATAATACCAGTTCCTGGTGTAAATACTGCCGTAAATGATGTTATTGTTCCAGAGTATATAAATGGAGTGCCAGTTATACTCGGTAAAAAGTAAGTTGCGTCATATTTTGCCGTCGTATTTATAGATAAATTAAAACTAAAATTAAAATATAAAGAATACACTGGAAGTGTATTATTTTGTAAAAATTGAAGATCTCTATCAAGATAAATGTATGATGCTGAGCTTGGATTGAGTGTTATAGAAAATGAACCAGTTGGAGATGTAATCGTAGTTGGCACAGTAAGACATCCAAAAAATACCATCACATACGTTTGTCCAATTGAGAAATCATACCAATCTGCGCCATAGATAGTTATTGTTTGTGTACTTGATGCACATGCTACAGTATATGATTTAATATCTGGATTTTGTGAGAATGAAAAATAAATACTATCAAAATCATCTGTAAGACATTTTATAACAGGCACACCAAATGAATCAGTTTGTAAAATATTTAAATTTTCATCGAGAACATAAATTGCTTCTTGGCACACAAAGTATAAACCCCCACTTGAAATCAATTTTAGAAATCCATTTGCAGAATTACCTATATTTTGTGATGCAATAAGAACAAGCGATGGAACCAAATATTTGCATACTGTATACCCATCTGAAGTATACAAATTCATTCCATCAGATACAACTGTAATGATTACGTTTGACGTATTTATAATTCCATATGTTGTCTGTATTGTGTTATTATTTAATGGAATAGCTTCAAAGCCAAAATATGTAGCCGGAAGACATGATACATTTGGTATGGAATACAATTCTGAAAAAGTATTTGAATATTTGTATAATGTTCCAGTTGATGAAAGAATAAACATATTAGCATATTCATCAATACTGAATGAAGAAATAGTAGGTATACCTGTAATTAATGAAATTGCATATGAATTATATTGTCTTTGATTTCCGTCTATAAGATTGTACATAGGAGCGGGTGCGAATAAACGCATGGTAGGATTTACGAATGTATTTCCAGCAAATGTATATTTGCACGTTACATCCGAATATCCGGGCGAAGAATATGTAATACTCTGAGTCGAATTAAATACCTGTGTAATTGGTGTTTGAATATCAACCGGTGAATTTGTAATAACCGTCATTGTTGAATTTAAATTCACGGCTGATGTTCGTAGAGGAACAGGTGGTAAAGTTGTCGCACACAGTTCATTTTTATACGATAAAGAAAGTTCATATGACTCAAAAACCTTTTTTTGGTTGTACACAAAATTTCTTGAGCAAGACCATATTGTTAATGTTCCTTGTACAGAATTAGGTACAAAATCAAAAATAAATCTTTGATTAGAAGAGAGAGTCGTCTGCCCAACGCCATCTTCTGAAAATGAATATGTCATTATATTCGATGAAAATGATCCATACTTTTTGAGGGGTTCTATATACATGAAATGTTCTCCTGATAAAGAAAACCTTTCCCGATCATCAATAAGTAACCGAATATTTTGAATTAAATTTGTAACAAACTGTCCTTGCAAGTCACGGACTGTGAAGAATAATTCATATACCGATCCGGGTAAATATACGTCTAATGTAATCCTACTTGAAGAATTAACTGGTGTCTTGATTACAGAAACTTGTCGTATTTTTTTAAAATATGGCTGACTCGGAATTATACTTGTAGCTACGTAATCTATGAGAAGATGACCATCGAGTTGCTCTGATCCATTTCCATTAAAAAGAATTCGTAAATCTATGGGGTCAAAATATAAATCACGAAGACAATGAAATGGAAGATCAAATATATTTAGAGTTGATCTAGTATTTGCTTTTTCAATTGAAACGAGAAGGTCATTTTCTATACGAATAAACTCGCCCCATAATTTTTCAATTCCTATAATTTCACATTCGTTTATGATTTCTTCGAGTGTGTTTGATGAAATAACCAAACGTATTCTTGATATGGCATCTGCCATTTTAGGAAGTCTCATGATAAGCTCCGTACCAGGAAAAACGATTGAATTAAATGGAACTTTTATTGGTTGTGCACAATATGTCATTACTGATACATTCTTTGATTTTTATTGTACTAAAATTGGAACGGGGGAAGTTTGGCCACCTCCGCTATTTTGAATAGCTCCATTATACATGAATCCTGTATCATCTATAAAATTTACTATCCCATCTGATGGAAAAGAAATACCATTTGGAATTGGATCATGTCCGCTAATGTATACTGTTCCATTTACATATGAATATGTATAACTGGGTGTATTACCACCAACTCCATAAACACCTGTTAAAGTACCTGAATCAGATCTAAACCAGCATATTAAACCGTGACCGAATTGATCATAATATATATATGATGTATATACAGCCTGATTAGTATACTTGGAAGGAACTGGAAGATTATAATATGATATCCATGTATTCGTATCAAATGTAATAGTTCTACCATCTTCTGTTGTTATAGATGTAATGTATCCGTTATCATCTTGAGTTGTATTTGTTACAGTTGGAGACATTATGGCAGATCCACCTAAAGAAACAAAGTTAACATTTGAAGATGTTGAATTGAGCGAAAAGACATACTGCATACCATTTGTATCCGTCCCTGTATAGGACCACAATGAAGTATTTGGTAAATTAGGATATCCAAAATTCCATGGTACACCTTGCTCAAATATAAATGTTTGTTTAATAAATTTGAACACACATGAAAATGCATAATTTTGAGAATTAATATTAAATTGTGAATTTGATGAATCATAACTGTAATATGAATTCAAGTACAAAAATGAACCAAATAGTGAATTAGATTCCGCCATGAATTGTATTAAATTACCTAACGTATCGAAAGCTGTTAAAGAAAGAAGAGGATACATAATACTAACCAAATATGTAAATACAGGTTCCTTCCATTGCGATGTTTCTGTTATATTGTGTTGTAATCCGGAAATACCTCTAGAAATAAATAATGTATTCTTCGTTTCTGTATACACATTTGGAGAAGAAAGTTGATATCTAAATCTATTCATACACATTGTTCCGTTTATGATACATGTGTTTGAACTTATAGGAATATTAAAATCATTTTCATATGATGATATTGTTGTATATTCAGAATCACAGAATTGTTCGCCATTGAGTGAAAATATAAACTCTTGATTTATATTTGATGTTATAAATTTTACCATGTCTCCTTTTGAATCTATGATTTTATTGGAAAAATATGCAACTTGTGTTATTGGTATACTATACTCAGTTGGTAGATCGACTTGAAACACATCATAATGAACTATGAGTGAAGGTGTAAATACAGAAAATACACTTGGGATAGTTTTTACGAGTAATCTTACATCTTGGCGAGTGAGGGCATGTATTGGAATTTGAATGCACGGAATCTCGTAATAAAAAACTCTATTAAAATCTACAACTGATGTATCTCCATTTTGAACAAGATCAAGTACAGGTCTATTTTTATATGTTTGTGTAGATTCTTTAGTATATCGTATGTAAAAGGGATCAAATTCTTGGACTAATTGACCGCCTATTTGTAGAGTTATAGATTGAATACTGTTTTCGATTATATTATTTGCATATGACGTTGCAGATGATTGTGTTTGGGGAATACCTTTGTACCACCCAGTTTGAGACCACGAAGCCTGTGAATTGAATGTATTACATGTATATGGTTGAATTGTATCAGTGTATACAATAAGCCCACTTGGTGTAACAATATCAGGTGATTTGAATACAAACGTATTACTTGTAAAACTTAGTGTTGTCTGTGATGATGTAAATACAGAATCTACTTGTAAAGTATTTCCATTTGAAAATGAAATTGGTTCATTAAGTATATAATGAGAACTCCAATCTGTTGAAAAGAATATGAGCGTACAATTATATAAATCATATGGATAATGGTTCACAGTCATTCTAGAAATATAAATACTAAAAGCCCCGTCACATCCAGTTACTTCTCCGTTCATTGTATACGTAGAACCAAGATATGGGCCTATACTTAGCGTGGTTGCATTTGGAAAATTAACCATAGTCGTAGCGTAAAAACTAATAGGATATCCTCCTCCAGGTGATGTTGTCCCTATGAAAAAAATTGTTTTGTTCGTATTAGAAAAATAAGGCCAGCCAGAAACGTATGAGCCGGATGGTAATGTAAAATCATTTTGATAATAATATGGAGATATGTTTGACTTGTACGTTGTTGGAATAGAAAATTGAACAGGCCCCCCATACAAATAAATAGGGTTATACAAAAACCCCCAAAAGTTTGCAAGATTTATGGAATCAAATACAACACTTGCAACTGTGTTCGAATAAGAACCAAACTGAAACAGAGATGGACTCGTTTCAGAAACGAGTACATCTCCGGTCGACGTATACCACCCAGACTTTACATTTGATGTGGCGAGATTTCCAACGAGTTTCAGGACAAATACAGTGTATCCATTATTATCAAAACCATACATATTTCCTGACAAATTACTCACATCAAATGACCAATATTGATCAAGTGTGTTTGTAAGTTGAGGAACTATAATTTTGAGCGTCATTCTTTCAATGTAATCACCATTTCTCGGCAAAGTGCAAATGAGAGTTTCTGCAGAAGGATTATCAAAGGGAATTTCATACCCCCGTGTAACCGATTCGGTATCACGTGTGATTACAGTCTTGAAACAGGTGAAATCTGGATTCTCCGTCAGAAAAGTATCCTGGATTCCCTTATAAAGAAGATACACCATTACTACGTTGTGTCAGTATTTTAATTTTTAATTTGATGAGACACTATAGGGGAAATGAATATTCAGTTGAAAAGGTTTGATCCGTCTCGTATCGCAAATGACAAAGTGTGTGTCGTCATAGGCAAACGAGGAACCGGAAAATCGACACTCGTGACTGATCTTCTGTGGCACAAGAGAAACATTCCAGCGGGTGTTGTCATGTCTGCAACTGAAGAAGGGAATCACTATTACAAGCAATTTATCCCCGATCTCTTCATTTACGGGGATTACAATAAAGAAACTATTGAAAAGGTCATCGAGCGTCAAAAGAAACTCATATCTCAGAACAAAGATATACCAACATTCATATTGCTGGATGACTGCATGTACAACAAGGCATTCATGAAAGATTCGTGCATTCGTCAATGTTTCATGAACGGGAGGCATTGGAAGATATTCTTCGTTCTCACGATGCAGTATTGCATGGACCTTAGCCCTGACCTGCGAGCGAACGTGGATTATGTTTTTATTCTTCGAGAAAATGTGATACAAAATCGCGAGAGACTTTGGAAATCATTCTTTGGCGTGTTTCCATCATTTGAACTGTTCAACCAGGTTATGAACGCGTGCACCGAAAATTACGAATGTCTCGTTCTGGACAATACGAGCAAATCGAACAAATTGGAGGATTGTGTATTTTATTACAAGGCTCCTATCCGTAGAGGATTTCGCGTAGGATCTCCCGCCATGTGGCAGTACCATCAACAAAATTACAATCCCGGTGCGCCTCGTAACCCACCAGTTACCAGAAAGACCCACGTTGCGAATATTATAAAGGCGTGACGACCTAAAAGAAAAATGCAAATTTTTGTAAAGACTCTCACCGGAAAGACTATAACCATGGAGGTTGAAACGGGCGATACGATTGCAAACGTCAAGGCGAAGATTCAAGATAAGGAGGGCATTAAGTAGGGGTGCCGAAAAATATCCAGCCTCTGACATCAGAGCTCTGTCAAAGGGAAAACTGTTGTGATCTCTGTCGTTTGAAAATCCAGATATTAGTCGGGAAACCGGCGACATGCCCAAATTGCGGGAACACCCTTAGAGCTCTAAGTACCACTTTCAACTGGAAACAGTGGAAAGGAACCCAGTTAATTGCTGGCTCCAATGGTAAAAAACAAAGAGATTGGGCAATCCGCAGCCAAGCTCCTAAACTCGTTTTCCAGAGCATGGAGAAGGTTCAGAGACTAAATGGGTATGGGTCAGAGGGATGTAGGAAATCCCTGTGATGGCTTAAGATATAGTCCGGCCCGTTTTGAAAAATTCGGGAGTTGATCCGCCCTCCAGATCAACAGCGCCTCATTTTTGCAGGGAAGCAACTTGAGGATGAGCGAACTCTGTCAGATTACAATATTCAAAAGGAGTCTACACTGCACTTGGTTCTGCGACTACGGGGAGGGGGTCATTAAATATAGGTTCACATAGTTTACCACCGTACATCGCTGCCATATATCCAAATGTTGAAAATGAATTTGTTGTTTGGTGACCACCTGTCTACATAGCATAGTCTCATAAGTATATTTCCCAATCCACCGGGATCTGGTCCGGAATTGTAGTACATTTTATATCATCTTTTTAATTAAAGTCATGGTACGTAGTACACGGAGATGGAACATACCGTATTATATGGCACCGGAGATTCTGATAAACACGTACTAACGTTATACGCTATCGCTCTTAGTCTGGGAGCTAAGAACATACTTGAACTCGGTGTACGGAGTGGCGCAACAACTCTACCACTGTTGACAGCCGCCAAGAAAACTGGTGGGGTTGTAACGTCTGTTGACATAAATGACACGGATTTTTCCTGCCCGGATGAATTTAAAGACACGTGGACATTTGTAAAATCGGACGCTATACAGTTTCTAGAAAAATGCTCAAACCCTCCATATGATATGGTATACATAGACGATTGGCATGCGTACTCACATGTAAAAAGGGAATTCGAATTATTAGATTACTTAATAACACCTAAAACAGTTATACTCGTGCACGATTTAATGTATGGTAATCATGAACCGTATTATCACACTGATCTTACGCTACAGAGCGGTCAATGGGCAGAGGGAGGGCCTTATAGGGCTGTTGCTGAACTTAATCCACAATTTTGGGAATTTGCTACAATTCCAGTTAATAATGGTCTAACTATAGTACGGAAGAAATATTCATCTCTTAAAGCTAAGTGAAATGATATAGTAAATGAAACTTTCAGCCGTTTTAGTTTCTCGAAACGATAATTATGGAGGTCATCTTATTAGGACTGCAAATTATTGTCTTAATAGTTTACTCGCCGTATTTGATGAAGTTGTGTATGTGGACTGGAACACAGAAGATGGCAAACCACCTTTGACCGATGTATGTACCATACAAGATCGCTCAAAACTGAAGGTTATAGTTGTATCGCCCGAAAAGGCTAAACAGTTATGTCCAGAATTTCATATTTCTGAACCGATAGGTAGAAACATAGGTATCCGTAAAGCAACTGGCGATGTTATTGTGTGCACAAATGTGGATATGATTCCACCGAGCAGGGGATATTTAGATATGACATTGGCAATGACACTCGGGGAAAATATGTTACTGACAATGATGTCAAATGCTGTGAAGATTGAAGATGTTGAGAAACATATAGGCCAAAATTTTTCATCAAGTCCACATGTATCTCCTATAGTTTTTGGAGCTCAGTCCATCACAGCCCGTGCAATGAGTCCATTTTTGGAAGTGACATCGGATACTCTGTCAAATGTAAAACCTGAACAGTATCACACAGTTTCAAGTATTATCATGGCGTGTGGGGATTTTCAGATTGCGCATAGGGATACATGGTTTGCAGTGAGAGGATTCGAAGAGTGTATGCAAAAAAGAGGATATATAGATACAGTTGTACAGTATAAAATTATTAGAAATGGCGGGACTGTAAGGGCAACTAATTTCCCTCCAGTGTACACGATTGAGCATGAGCGCACTTCACATCTATCAAATGATCCTGCCTTTTTACCAGATGTATCGACAAACTCGGAAAATTGGGGATTATATTAAATCAGGTGGCATTAAATGAGAATTCTCGTATTAGGATCATCGGGCGTTGTTGGAAGTGCTCTTGTAAACCATCTAAAGAAAAAGAAGTATGATGTCGTCGAGTTTGATTTGATGAAGGGAGATGATTTACGTATACGTGGATCGATTGATTCAATACTGGATACAGGAATAGATTTTGTTTATTTTCTGGCATTTGATGTCGGTGGATCAAAATATCCCATGAATTCGATTACATATATATCGAATAACATGAAACTTTTACAGTATACATTTGAATCATTGGAAAAGTACAAAATCCCATTTATACACACGACATCTCAAATGTCTAATATGGATCATAATCCATATGGACCTTTAAAGAAAATTGCTGAATTTTACACCACATTATTAGGAGGAGTAAATGTTAAGTTATGGAATGTATATGGACCAGAAGAAATTGGTTTAAAATCACACGTAATCACAGATTTTATACACCAGGCAATCACACATGGATGTATTAAGATGCTCACGGACGGATCTGAAAAACGGCAGTTTCTTCATGCAGATGATTTCGCAGATTCTCTAGAGCGTATACGGAACTCTTATCCATCTGGATCTACAATTGATGTGAGTTCTGGAAAATGGGTAACAATCCGTGAAATTGCTGACATGATTTGTGATACTGTCATACCTGGCACCGAAGTATCAACATTTCAGACCAAAACAAACGAACCCAGTTCTGAATTTATAGCTACACAAGATATACCACTTGAAATAGGTATACAGCGCATGAAGTTTAAAGCAATGAATTCTTTATAGTAAAATGCTCCTTTCAATTGCAATATGTGTGTGTGATGAACACCGAGAGCTTGATATCCTTCTTGATTCTTTAAAAGATGTAAAAATAAATCACGAAATTAAAGTACTCGTTGATACGGGTAGAATAACACCAGATGTAAAGACGGTTCTTACCAAATATCCTCGATGTGACATATACGAACGCAAATTCAAGCGAGATTTTTCAGAGCACAAGAATTTCCTCAATTCAAAATGCACGGGGGAGTACATTTGGAATTTGGACGCTGATGAGGTTCCTTCAGAACTTTTAATTGAAAAAATCGGTGAACTTATCGCGTCAGACGCAGACCTTATCGTCATACCGAGAGTGAATATCGTACTTGGGAAACTCGTCGGAGAATTCACACGAAATGACGCTGGGTTTGTAAACTGGCCCGATTACCAGGGACGTCTGTATAAGAATACACCTGAAATACAATGGAGCGGAGTAGTCCATGAAAAGATTCACGGGGCTAAAACAGTTGCACGGATTGAGCCCAACCCGAATATGGCGTTGTGGCATGTAAAGACGTCTCAAAAATGTAAACAACAGTTACAGCTCTACGAAAGTCTCTGATTTCTTTCCCGAATAACCCGTCTCAAGTGAATGGCCCATTCTTTCATTGCTGTACGGGACCATACGGGGGGTGGCCAGCGTATCACGTGATTCCTGTAATGAGCTCTACACATCTCACACGGAAGAACGTACTGAAACGACATGAAGAACATTCTGTACGGCTCAGTATCCGCTGGATACGCTGGCATGTCATCTATGACGGCAAAAATAAACTTCCAAGCAGGTGGCCCCCATTGACTCGGTGGTGCCATGTATATTATCACCCTATATAATTTCTGCGTAAGGAATGTGAATTAATAATCACGTAAACATGCAAGAATGGAAACCATGGATTTTAGCGGCGCGACAAGCCTGGTTCAGGAAATTACCAGCGAAAAAAACATTGAACAACCACAAATGATGGAGTTTTCTAGTTCGGTAGCAGATCTCCTTCCTCAGGGTGAAGTTGGTGGTGCATACATAAATCCATCCAATGACAAGGTGTCCGGCCTTTCAATTCCAGATGCACCACAGCCCCCTCCTTCCTCAAAGCGTAAGAGTAACCCTTTCAATCTCACAGATGAGCAGTTCAGTGCGCTCCTCGCGGGCCTCATTGCGGTCGTCGTATTCTCTTCTACGGTTCAAACAAAGCTAGCCGGAACCGTACCAAACTTTGCAGGTGTGAATGGATCCATAGCAAGTCTCTTGGCGGCTGCAATTCTCTTCTTTTTCGCTCACAGATTTATAAAGAATCGTTAATTGTCTGGCCACAGTATACAGATTCCTTTTCGGGTTTGTAAATGCCAATATCCCGTGCATGTTCCCTGAGTAATTTAAAGTTTGCCCAGAATTGTTCGGAATGATCATATTCTTCAACCGTTATATGAGCCAATTCGTGGAGGAATACGTACATGGCGCCGTTGATTTTGCGCCCATCAAGACATATATGAATCTCGTACCCCTTGTTTACGTTAAAGGCTATATTCCCATCGTTTTCGTACGTTGATTTACCTGTTATGATCGCCTTATTTTCCTGTATAGATTTAAGGGGGGCTGGGAGTGTACTTTTCAACAGAATATCATATCGTCTCTTAATTTCTGAAAGAAGCGGATCCTCCTCGTTCGTGTACAATATCACCGCGAGGACAAGTAAAAAAAGAATCAATACAATTTTTTGATCCATTTAGTATCTGAAAACAAATTTAGCATAGATGGAAAATGGTTCCCATAGAAGACATGTGAATCCCATATCCTTGAGACGTTCACATAATACGGACTTTTCAAGAATTGGTTCATCTACTGGCCCGTGTTCATAATACGGTGTGTTTGGTATGTACACCTTGATCATATCCTGATTGTACTGAACAGATATACCATCATCAGAAGCAGCCCATAGACGTGAAGAATCTGTAACAACTCCTATAAGGAGGCCACCGGACTTTCTGAGTCTCTTAGTCACCTCTGGCAGTAGATCAAGTGATTGATATTGTAGAGAAAAGTTATAACACACTACATCGTACAATTCTCGTGGTGCGTCAACAATCGTCCCGACGAGAAATGTTCCGTAGCCTCTGCTCCTTCTAATCGCCTCTTGAATAGCAATTGGGTTGGGGTCAATACCTGTGAGTTTTACATTGAGTGTCCTCCATTTGTGAACATCACCGCCTTGGCCGCAGCCCACGTCGAGCACTTCTGATCCCCGCGGAACCCAGTCGGTTAATAACTCTCGTTTTATTGTGTTGTTTCTTGTTCGGAGATCGGACATTATGGCGCTCTCTTAATAACTTGACTGCAGTTTTTAAATTGTGTAATTTGAACTCCTTACCTGTTGCGTCCTTGTATATTTTAGCGGCCTTTTTAAGAAGTCGTACCTTTTCCGGTGTGTTTGGTGCGCGTTGGAAAATAACAGCGCTCTTATTTTCCGCTACAGTAGGCACACCACTTCTATTTACAATTGCAAATGACTTTACCATATTAGTAAAGATCTTATTTGCATTGTGTACGTTCTTTTGATTAACTGGTCTACTTGCATTTAGGTTGAACATAAGTCTAGCTCTATTGTTAGGAGGAAGTGTTGGGTACTTGTTCTTTATATTATAATACATTTTAAGGTAATTTCTATTTCTATTTTTTTCCACTAGACCTCTTGTATATGTCGGTTTTCGTGTAAAAAAAATGAGGAAAAGTGTACTTCTGTTTGCGTATTGTGCACCACCAATAGAAGATGTTACTGGTGTTACTTTGTGAAACATTCTGTCATCAAAGAATGTAATCGAATCACCAGTCTTAACCTTGTGCTTGTAATATTTTGAATCTATTATAGTTTCGAAATCACCACCTTGAACACTTGGAGGAATATTTACGTGGAGAGCACTCACAACAAACCCTTTGTGGTTACCGGTTTCATCTGTGCGAAGTCCGTCTCGGTGCCACGGTATGTGAAATCCAGTTTGTACCTTTCGACGCATCAAAAACAATAATGAACCGTCCCAATCATCTAAAAGTCTTTTTCTGTCACCCTCTCCTAAAAAACTAATCACCTTTTTCGTGGTCCAATCTATTAGCCTAGTTAAATCGATTGAGTTTATATGATGAGGGGTTTCGTACTTAATAGAACTAGGATCTACATGGGGTTTACCAGTCGATTCACTTACGCTCGATTTACACATTACGCGAATTTCCGGATGAGTTGTGTACAGTTCATCCGTCATCATTTTAATAACCCACGGGGGATATGTAACACCCTCTGTAACCAACATTTAATGTACATAAATATTTTATTGTATACAAATAAATGAATAATATCAGACGCAAGTTAAATCCTCTGCGTAAACCATGGGCAGTGAGCGGCAGCATGGCTATGAAGATGTACGCGAACAGAGCAGGTATCCAACTTCACAGACAACCAAATGACATAGACATTGTAGTTAGACCGGAGGATTTTGAGCTGTTCGTGAGAACATTGGCTCAAATTGGATACACCTTTGATGGACCTCCTCCAATTAATTACAGAAAAACAAGACACTTAAAATTATACAAGGGTAATAACAGTATAGATTTATTAAAGGCTGGATCTAATCTTGCACCTAATATACGACGAAACAATGTAAATGTGTTTAACGGGAAAACCCCTGTAGTCAAGTTACATCATCTCATACACCAGAAGAAACGTACACTGAACAATTTCGAGAATGCAAAGGCGAGATCAAATTACAATTTTCTTATGAAGCTCCCTTGATTTTCTTCCTTGGTCTGTTATTGTTATTAGGGGCGAGGCGTTTTCCTAGAACGCTTTGGGGACTAGGTGGTAAATTACCCGTGTACCCTGTGAGATTTCCAGAAGCAAATTTGAAATCGTGACGCGGTTTGGTTATTATAGTACGACCCCTGAACGAAAGAACCTTACGAATTTTTGTAGGTACTCCTACAAAATGTGTGGCTTTTGCATTTAAAGGACGGTAAATTCCTGGCATATGCCGAATCCCGTGAATCCAATTACCAGTGTTTATATTTCGAATATAACGCGGAAGTACTCTTTTCTGGGGGGACCCTCTGTTCGGAGAGGCTCCTCTGTTACATGTTTGGTTTTCTATACTCACGGACCGAAGGCGATTCATCATGATTTTTATCCGTTCACGCTTTGTAGAAATTGCAGTGAGTGCTGTTGTGTTAAGTGTATTTGTGTATTCCAAATGAAACACTTTAACCGTTCTTTGGTTTTCTGTCAGTGGTGGAGGATGATGTGAATGGTATCTACGGCCTCTTCCTATAACCTGATTCTGGTTTGATGGACCCCATGGATGGTTCATAAATACTATATTACGAACCCCCTTGAAATCAAGGCCCTCTTTTCCAGCACTCGTAAGAATAAAAATAGATTTTGAATCTATTGGATCGTTTTTAACCATGGATGTTCGTAAAGGCGCTGGCGTTTTTCCCGTTATTATTTTTATAGTACTTGAATGAATGCCATTTTGTTCGAGAAACTTTACAAATGGCTCGATGGGTTTAGATTGTGTGAAATACACTATAGTCTTTAATGGTCTCGCGTGGTATATTTCAAGAAATCGTGTAAACTTTGGATTTGGTCTATTGGTAAAAACCCCTGGCCCAAAAAGAATTCCTAGGTTTTTTGCAAATGTTTTATTTTCACCCTTTGCGGATAAGAACCGTCTTCTTTCATTTTCGGTGAGGTTGTGCTTTGAGTGACTTGGACTTTCAAGTCTTGGAAAATTACTTGAACTGGTAGAAGTTTCGTAAAATGAAATCTTGCACTTGAAATATTTTTCATAATCGTCTGGAACCTTTGTGATTTTTATACCGGGGTCAAGCATACGCACATATGGTAAAAGATCTGATTGGTTTCCGCTCTCAACCGGAGTTGCTGTGAACAACATGAGCTTCTTCGCCTTTGCGAAAATCTCAGTAAATATCTCCGTTTTTTTCGCATCTTCAGTGAGGTAATGAGCTTCATCGGCTATAATCATGGTATTTTTTGAACTTTCCTTTGCAAATTGTCTAACTATATCTCGTCCTGTTGTGAGTCTGTGTCTCATGAGATCATATGTTGTGAATAATATCAACTTACCAGGTCCCAACAAACCAAGAAACGATTTCTTTGCTTGGGCACTCACAGCAAGAGGCGAAACAAAAAGAACTTTATTTTCTGCTGACGCATTCAGAAAATCGCGTGCGCACATTGCAGCCGTATATGTTTTACCAGTTCCAGTTCCGTGAACAACCAAAATGCGTTTATGTGTTCTCATGTGTTCTACTATTCTAATCTGGTGGGGTTTCAGATTAATGTTCACACGAGGAACATGTCCTTCATTCCTTGGAACTCTGTAATTGTATATAAATTGATTTATATTCTCTTTAAATTCTTTGCTCATTATAACATGACCAAGGTTTTTCTGAGTAAATCAAAAACAAAAAAGTGGCGTGTTACGTTTCAGAATGGTAAGCATGTTGATTTTGGCGCAAAGGGATATTCCGATTACACTATACACAAAGACCCCGTGAGGAAAGAAAGATACATTATGCGTCACAGGGCCCGTGAAAATTGGAACAATCCTAAAACAGCCGGATTTTGGTCTAGATGGCTTCTTTGGGAAAAACCAACTCTGGCTCAAGCATCAAAAGAAATCAAGAAACGATTTGGGATAAACGTGTCTGTACGCAAAACAGTTTATGGATAGGTATACTGATGAGAAGCAGTAACAGAAAAATAATAATGGTATTTTTTCCGCGTCCTAGAAGAAGAGCTAACAAAAACGTACCCAGTGTATCAAATGCGGCAAATCCAAATATTCTAAACGAATGAACACCTTCACCAGGAGCTCCAAAAATATTTGAAAAGGGACAAAGTGACATTTCCTTTTTCAAATATTTTAAACGACCTCAGCGAGGATCGAACTCGCAACCTTTGGATTAGAAGTCCAACGCTCTATCCAATTGAGCTATGAGGCCTGGACAGGGCCGGGGCCCTGGACAGGGTCTGTCGACCCTGAATTGGTACCGACGGGATTTGAACCCGTGCGTAGCATAACTACAGAGGATCTTAAGTCCCCCTCCTTGACCAAGCTCGGACACGGTACCGGAGTGCTCTCGACGGGGCTCGAACCCGTGACATTAGGCTCATAAGACCTACGCTCTACCGACTGAGCTACGAGAGCTTGCGCTGGAAGCAGGGGTTGA